CTTCCGTTTTCCTCACCGCAGCAATGGCAGCGTCGGCATTGGCGATAAGCTCAATGATGGTTGCTCGCGCGGACACGGGCGGAAGGACAAGAAGTGCGGTGTCTACGGCAAAGCCTTCAATCTTCACGTCCATGCAGCCCTTGGTGGTGGCATCGCTGCCTGTGTCGCCATTAGTGTTATTGTCGGTGTCACCATTATTGTTGGTGTCGCCATCGGCTGTGTTGTCCTCAAACACGGTATCGCTGCTTGCGTTATTGTCAACGATGGCGAACTGCTCATACTCATAACTTCGCCAGTTGGCACCCTCCGATACGCCCGTCACCTCCAAGGCGTAAGTGCCTAACGACAGTGTTGTGCCGTCAACGTCAGCCAAGAGCACATCATTAGACTCCTTGTCGATGGTGTAGGGGAGTGCGGTACGCTTGTACTTGCTTACGACATGCACCGCGATGTCGGTGCAGTCAGACAACGGGAACGATACCAACTCGCCGTTGACTATCTTCTTTACCGGTATGCGCAACGTAAAATCATTGCCTCTTACTATTTTCTTCATATTATTTTGTGTTCAGTTAATAATAAAAAACTAATAAATAACAATTATAGCTATGCCCAGCTGTTGTCGTATCTCGAAATCACGAACACATCCTGTCCAGGTACGCTTGGCATAGACGGCGAGGCAAATCCCCGCGGTGCCTTCCAAAGTTGCAACGCTAAACCGCCGACCAGTTCGGTGTTCTTGCCGCAAATAGGCACCCAAATTTTATTTTTTACCAAATCGACGGCGTGCAACACCGTAATCTTCTGCGTGTAGGAGAGTTTGAAATTATAGACGAGATTAGCCCGACTATTGCCCTTGAACACGAACGTGTCGATAGGAGCACCGTTGCCGAAGTTGTTGACGAGCGTAAAACCTTCATGCAAAACGTCTACTTGGCACGGGACGTTATAGTACGTTATGCCGTTATTAGAAGAAGTTTTGAGCTGAGTCTCGGCAAACAATTCTTCGCCACTGTAAACACGCATCAGTCCGTCCGATATACTGGCGCAGACACGATTCAAAGCACCGAAACTGCCCCTCACCCATGTGTCCCCTGTGCGTATCACGCCCACATTCGTTTCGCCGTCCACCGAGAAATCTCCATATACCCTCATTGAACCGTCGTTTATTGTATAGCCCTTCAGTAGAAAACCGCCGTGAATCTGGTCGAACGAGATAGAAACGTTGGAGTTTAACACGTGCATCAACTTAGAGAACGTGCCCGACACGCCCACCAGCGAACCGCCAAACACTCCTGAGCCAACCTCCAGCACGCCGTCCTTATTAACACTCGCTGTCACCTTGCCACTGTTGTTGCGCACCTCGAACTTGTCTGCTGTAGCCGTTATCTTGCCGTTCTCGATGTCAAGGCCAGTGCGCAGCAGCTTGGCGGCGATGCCACTGTCCTCGACAAAGCCACTCTTGCCCTCTATCCAGTCGGTATGAGTTGCGCCCACCTCTAACTTCGGCATCGTCACCCACGCCTTACTGCCTTGCAGACAACGGATAAGGACGTAGTTAGGTATGCCGGTGCCCTCTGACCGCCAGTGCACCCAATAACGCTTCCACTCGCTTGTGAGAGAGAAGCGACGACCTCCGTCGGCGTTGCTTGTTGTCGTATCGCGCTCGCTGTCTTCGGCGAATATGCTTAGATTAGAGCCACTCCACATGTATGCGTCGATGCTGCCACTACCTTTTGCCATAAACGAGAACATATAGTCCTCATCTTTTTTGATGATAGAGCTAACGCTCCACTGCGCCATCTCAATGTATTTGGAGGCAGCGTTTGTATATATTACCGAGCATCCGTTGTTGTACGACTCGTTAGTGACCACTGACGCATCCATTCGTGTCAGGTTGCCAGTCTTATTAAACGTGCGTGTATTGTCGAGCAGATTGCCCCCGATGTAGTCGTAGTCGTCAGGCGATGCGCTCCAACACACAAAGTCCTCCGCCGTACCCTCTATGAGGATAGGGTGGGCGATGTACACCTGCTGACTCGCAGTAGATGCGTTAGCCTTTAAACATGCCACGGAAATCCACTCATAAAGAGCGTCCGCTGCAACGGTAAACGTCTTCTGATACAGATGCCAGCCGTTGCTTGGCGTTATCGTTACTACGCCTAAATTCGCACTGCCGTTCGGACCGGTATATCCACCTGGTCGCGACGTGTCGTTTGCCGAACTGTGCCATATCGTCTCGCCCACAATCTCTACTTTGGCTGACTTCGTGCGAGCCCAAAACGCCAATGTGTACGTCTTACCCTTGGTTACGTGTATGTTGCGAGAGTTCGCCGCTCCACCCCATTGCGCACCGCCTGCCTTGGCATCGGGCGCGAATATCACATTAGCACCCTCATGCGCCGACGTGCGATATATCTTAGACCTTAGAAGAAAGTAGCCTTCATCTTGCTTGCGGAACAACGAGCCGACGAGCAGGTTGCGACGCTCTGTAACGGAGTAGCCGACTTTCAGTGCGATATTGGTTGCGGTCTGTATTATCTCCGAACTCGCCGACTCTATCTGGTCGTTCACATCCGTCTTTGTCGGATATTTCTTCCCCACCTGTAAGAGTATTTGATCTGGCATCTGCTTTATTTCTGAACTCATCGTCGTTATCTTGCCGTCAACCTCACGCTTGTTGGTGTTGACCGTTATTCTGAGTCCATCAACGGACATTACGAGCTCCGCGAACGACTGCGTGCTTTCTATCTCGCCGTTTGCATTGCGCGTCACGAACCTGAACTTGTCGGCTATGGCGAACATCTCCTGACGCGACAGGACAAACTCCTCCTTGTTCTCTAACGAGTAGCTATCTACGCCATAGTACATCTTGAATGATGGCGCATCAGCTCCGTATGCCGATAAAGTAACGACCGACTGACGGGCGGTGTCAGAGACGTTACCCATCTGTACGAGTTCGTCACCTGCCTGCGGAATATCGCTACCAGTATCGCAAAAATCGGCAAGCACGTCGATGAAATCCGTACCTACCTTGTACACCTTGCGCCAATAGTATCTGTTCTTCACGTTCTCATTCACGCCCTTCTTGACGTTGAACGTCTGGCAGCGTACGAGGTCGCCCACGGCAAACTGGTTTTCTATCTCCTCGTCGCCCTTTTTCTGCGAGAAATAGCATCGATAAACGTCGTAACGAAGAGCGTAACCATTGTATTCGGGAAGAACCGTGCCCTTCGCGAAATAGACCACATTGCTAACCTTCATGGCAGCAGGCGACAGAACAATTTCACCGCCTACGCTTTGCAGCTCTCTGATTACGAGCCTTACGAACTCCGCAGCCTTGCGCACAAGCAGTCTGTCTACCTCCAGGTAACTATCGCCATCTGCGTTGTATTCGCCAAGCTTAAAGCCAGAGCCGAGAGCACCCGAACGGAATGCAGCCGACACAACCTCTTTAAGGGTAGCGATGCCGTCGGAGGTTATCTTGTGAATTTTATTATTAGAAATAAATTTTATACCACTTAGAAAACTGATAACACCTTTTGCTTCATCGTCGTGCACACTCGACAAAGCATTATCGTCAAGATATTTAGGTGTGACAATATCGGTCTCCGAATCAAGAGGGGTTTTTGTGTTGGTAATTCCAGATATAGCCCCCGCTTTCCCTTCAAACGCAATGCTGCCGCCGGTCACAATAGTTACAACCTTTGCAAATAACTCACGAAACCACGTGCCAGGTTTCATTGTTAGTTTCTTGAGAAACGTTACAATACTGTCGGTCTGCGAATAGTGGTACCACTCACTTTCAGTTCCAATGGCGGATATGGCTTCGTCGGAAGACAGATAACCCCAAAAACAACGTGTGTCCCAATCGCGGGCTATGGTGCCGTTGTCGCCTGACGACGTTATCTTGCCTTGCAGGAAGATGTAGTAATACTTCTCGTCGCCAATCTGTTCGGCGTTCGCGTTCTTGCCGTAGATGTCAATCTGCTCAGATGGGAACACAATCCGCGCCGAAGCCGCAGAACTTAAACTGCGCGGTATGGCGGCATAGACGTATTTTTCGGTGTGCGAATTGAATACAGTAGGCGAAGCCTGTAAGGGCCAACGGCGATAATTGTGACCTGCATCGAATCCGATGATGTCCTTGACGTACACAAGTATCTGGGCACCGCTGACGCACGATGCCTGAACATAATCGGGATAACCAAGGGCATTCAGCTCGATATGAAGTGCCGTAGACGAAATCCAATAGTCGTTGGTTGTTGCTTGTGTCATATATTACGTTTATTTTTCTGTTGCTAATTTAGCATAAAATGCTCAATTCATACGGACATACGCAAACGACCCCAAGGGCACGTGCGTCTCTTGAGGTCGCAAGCCGACAGCAAGCCGACCAGTTCCTAATTCAAAACTCAAATGATAGTACTTCCTCGGAAGTCGAGTTTCGCCGTAAACGACACGCTGTGTACACCTTCTTTTGTCTTATCATCAAAAGAGATTTCGTCGTCGGCTGTGATGGTGCAAGGCAGAAACTTGCCGTTGATGTTTATCCATGCGTGTTCTGTCATCAGGAACTCATGCAGATACCATGCGAGCCATGCTTCATCGAGAGGGTCAGTCTGGAAGTTCCATTCCTCCTGATTGTTCTGCTTGCGAGTTGCTGCGCGTGAGATCGAGCGCAGAGATTCTGTCTGCGTCAAGGTGTAATTATTGGTTGTAATACTGAGCTTCTTGCTATATACTCTCGGTACACTGACGCTCTCCAATACACCGAACGAATTGATGAAGCGGAACTCCGTGCGACGGACAGCTTCTGCCTGCGGCATGGCATAAACGCTGATGTCGCCAATGGTTTGTCGTCCTTCGTTGGTTATCGTGAAAGCCTTGGCTTCGGGCGCATCCCATGTGGCTGTGGTGAAGTCGATGGCAGGCGAGTAGGGATCTACGTAGATGATAGTTTCGCCTACACATGCCAACTGCGGTATGGTCGTGGGCTTGCGTGTCATGCGGCTAACGGGCATTGTGTCGTTTGTGGCCGTGAGTCGGTCGTAATCGGAGAAGCCTCCGAATAGGGTCTGCTTCACATCGTCTCCGGACAAGTAAGACACCGGTGATGTCTTATGTACTTCACCGTTAAGCATATACTCGTCGTATGCCGACACATTGAATTTCACTACGGGCATTGCACCAGGTTCGGGCTTGTAAACATACGAATCGCGAAAAGAACGTAGAGCAGAGGAAATATCAACCACAACAACCCTAACTTTTTCACTAATTACAGGTTCTGACATCTTTATGATTTCATAGTTCCCGTCACTTATACCACATTTTATCTCGAATATCATACGATGAAAAGAAGGAGTGTCTTTTAAATTAACAGGATTAACTATAAAATTAATAGGATTTCCATTAAACACCGAACCTGAGTTTAACCTTAAATGACTTGCCATTGCTTTAATTATTAATTGGTAATTATTATTTATTAATTAAATGCTATAAATCTCAAGCTCTACTTCTCCCATACCTTCCTTCGCCGACACGTCAGCATTTACCTTGTTGATTAGACATTTCTTGCCGTTGATAGTCCACCACTCTTTCCAGTGGTTCTGAATGTCGGCTATCTGCGCTACGGAGGCGAGGCACCTGACGTAATACTTCTTGCGATGAAGGAGGAAGTAGATGTAATCGACGAGGAACACGTCTACGTAGCCTCGGTTCTTTACTGATGGGGTGTTTACTACGAGTGGAGCGTCTGCCCATTCGGGCTGCACCCAAGCACGGGGCTTCAGTGAGAAGCGTTCTTCATTACCGTTGCCCGGCTCAATGCCGTTGTACTCCACGCCGTAGGGGTCGATAGAATCGGTTGTCAGGGCATACTCACCTGCCTTTGTGCGCCACTTGGAGTTGCCGAAACCGTCGTAGTTGTAGTCGTAGGACTCGTGTGTCGAGTCAATGCCGCCACCTCGCATGATAGCCACCGACAAGCCCCAATCGTATGTCTGTAGGGGCGAGTTGCCGTCGTCGGTGGATGATGGGTCGTAGCTCTCACGCAGCGAGAGCTCTTCAGTAACGTAGAAGTCAGCCACCATTGACGACATGGTGTTCTTGACGTACTGCTTCACAAACTCATGCTCCATATCCTCGTCGATGAGAGCTGCCATTTGGGTCTTGGCGTAAGAGCCGTTTATCTCGCTAAACTCATATCCGCTGTATTGCTTGCCCACCTCGGCGGGCTGCTTGGTGTTGTCGGTGGCGCATTTGCTGCCGGTGCTGGAAGCGAGAGCCTTGCGATAGTTGGCATCCACCATACCTACGGGAACGAACGACGATTTGAACTCAATGATATAGTCTTCATTAAGTGTAGAGCAATCGCCTTCCTCTACTCCCTTCATTGCTGCCACCTCAAACAATCGTGGATTCATATCGCCGGCATTGGTAAAATCCTTGTCAATCTTCACACGATATTTATTGCCAGTCTGAAGGTCAACGAACACGCTCATTTCAGTATTCTGGACACGATGAATGATGTCCTTATACGTAAGACTCGTCACGGTGGAGTTCTTAGGGTATTCGATGTAGTCATAATCCGTATTGAAATCCTTAACGGCATACTTCACGTTGTCTTTCTGCTCCTTGGCTTCGCTCTCGGCAGCATATCCGGCACGCACACCGGTTATCTTCTCCGTCATCGGCACCATTGAGAGCACTTCGGCATGGAAAGAGCGAGGGTCGGGATTCTGCTTGCGGAACACGTCACGAATTAGATAAGCCGTAACCTTCTTCTGCTCGTAGTCGTAATGGAACTTTATGCCGAACTGCTGCTCAAGCGAGTCGATAACGTCCGACACAGACTCGGCAGGAAAGTTCTGCTCATTGGCATACATGCGGAAAATGCTTGCGCTCATCTGAGCTGACTTGATGGTGCTCTTACAGGTAATGCTTGCCACCTTGTCGGTTCCTACGGTTACGGTGCTCCAATGGTCATCCAATACCGCAACAACCTCGGTGTCCATGAATACGTCCTGATAGCCGAAACTGCCGTTATACGGCTTCTCTACCACCTTATACGTCACCTTGCGATACTTTACTTCCTGCACGCTTTTGTCTTTCGGGTTTTCAAGTTTAAGTTTGCCGCCACAACCACGTGAACTGAGCCATGCGTTTACATCATCAAATAGGTTTGCAACTTCCTTTTCGCTGTTGGCTTGTTTCTGAAAAAAGCCAACCTTTACGTCGCCTTTCTTTTTCAGTCCGGCAATAACCTCCTTGTCTTTCTCCCGATAAGTATCCTTGGCATAAAGCGTTTCGATGTTGTAGGCGCACTTTGTAGTGAAGAAGCAGAGACGGTTTAGGTCGCCGATGGCTGTAAGTGCCGAATTGTCAAACTGCACACCAAGATGCTCAAAGAGGCAATCGAGGAAGAACAGCACATAGAAGCAGATGCCCGACTGTGGACGGTTGGCATCCAACACCCATACAGGTCCACGGTCTTCGTACATTTCCTGCTCCAGTGTGCTTAGGTTTTCCTCGCCATCTCGTCCTTTGATAGAATTTACCACTTTGGATGATGTTTCTCCCTTTTCGTCAATATCGTAATGCTTATAACATACACGGGCATTACAATATGGCTTCAGGGGATAGGGGTCGCTCACGTTGATGTACGATTTCAGCACTTCGGGAATCTTCACCTCATTGCCGTGCGGATAGGTGTACGTCTTCTTCAGCTTGGCTTCGTGATTATTACCTTCCTCCACACATTGTGCCGGATAAGAGAAGCCAAGAGCTTGCGGTGAAAAAGAGGCTTCGGTTGTGTCCTCGCCCACCGAACCATACTTCTTGTTGCCTTTCTTGCCCTGATACTTTATAACAACGTCGGTGTTGTACTTCACGCTCACGTCCACCTTGTCAATCTTCTCGCCTATAAGAAGCTGATCCTTGTATTTAGAAGGTATAGGCACTTCGTTGCACTTGAGGTCGCTTATGAGGTCGGAGAATGATTGCGTGCTTGCGTCGATATTGAGTGAGAGGGAGTCTTCCAGACGTTCGTCTTCCTGGATAATGGCGGTGCCGGAAGCAAAGGGCACTCCGTCGGCTATTATCTGCATGGGTGTGTGCTCGTAGCTGACGGGGCGGATGTCGGAGTTGACATCATCCACGTTCTTTAGAAAACGACGGTTGCCTTCCAAGGGGATCTCTACGGGATAAGAGAACATATCAACATCATTGAACAAGGGATTGCTCAACTCGATACTGATAGATGCGTCCTCGTTTAGGGCGAGAGGCTTGCCGTCGGCAAGGATGGTAAGTTTGCTGTTCATAGGGATAAAAAATTATAAGCCTTACTGGGCCTTTTAAGCCTTTCTAAGCCTTTGAGTATTATATTATTATTTTGGCGTTGCCGAAGAGAGTGATGTTACGGTCGGTCTTGCTGAATACTTTTGTGTCGCCATAGGCTTCAATCTTCAGATAGCTGCTGGCGCGTATCTCGCCACCATAGGTCTCGCACGTTACGCTGCCATTAAGGGCGGCGTTAGTGGAGGTCCATAAGCGGGAGTGACCGTTGGCAAAAGTTTTGCCTTTGCTGACGTGGCCGTAAGAGTAATCGTAGAGCATTATGATGGCTCTATCGTTCTTCTCGCTATAGACCTGGGCGTGGTCCCATGCACGAACCCATGCCTTGCCAAGGACGTAACACTTGGCGTAATCGTTAATATCAACGATGCCGTCATGGTCGGTAACGATAACGAGGACGTACTCGGGTGCTGTCTGCGGACATTCGTTGACGTAGATGCCGGCTGCGTTCATTTCTGATTTTAGGGTAGGGTCGAGGTAGAGGGCGGGGAGCTGGTCGTTGATGATGTCGGAGAATTTGCTCTCTACGAGGTCTTCCCAATTCGCACGCCAGACAGCCATGAGCTGACTGACGTTCTCGGTGGCGAGCATAGCACGATAGCCTTCGGCACAAGCGTGGCGGG